TCAACCAAGTAGCCGTGCCTCAGCATCGCGTCGGGTGACAAGTCCTGGCAGCACGCGTCCGCCACCGTAGATCCAGCGCCGCAACTCGCGTGATACACCCGGCCAATCCCGCTGATTGATCCGTCGCCGAAGCGTCGACGTCTGCAGCCGCCCAGCCCCGAGGTTGAACGTGAAATCCACAATCGCCGCCAGCCGTCCCTCCGACTCAGTAGCAAGCACCGGGCAGTAACGCAGCGTCGCGGCGAGCGCCGTCTGCAGGTCGCGTGCCAGATAGACCTCGGCTTCGGCCTCGGTGATCGGCGGGTGCTTGGCATCACACAGATGGCCATAGCCAATCGTCCAGTAGCCCGCTGGGCAGATGTACGGATGCGCGCGTCCAGGATCGGCCTTTGGCACGCGGTGGAACCCCTCGAAGCGCTTGGCCAGCTCGATGGCCGTTTTCGGCACCTCGATCACCACTGGCGTCATGGTCTCACCCGGTCGAACACGCGCCCCAAGAACCAGAAGTTCAGCACACCAGCCCACAGCGCCTGATCGGCTTCCGTCCAGGCGTGCAGGATGGCCGTTCCCCAGCCAGCGCCAGCGGTCACGGCAGCCACAAATGCCGCCGTCTTAGCAGCGCAGTAAAGGGCCATGAACCAGTAGGTGATCACCGGTCGCACGCTGACCGACAAGGCGTCTGCCCAGCGCACGCCGCTCTTTTCGCCTTGGGTGCGGACGGCATCGCGCAGCGCATCGACGGCACCGACGTTCCAGGCGGCCTCGGCGCTCGCACCGATCTCGGCCATCCGCTGCGCCCCGCGAATTTTCTCGAACTCAAGCGCCTTGTCCTGCATCGCCAGCTCATGGCCACGTTCGCCCTTGCGGTCGAGCCATTTAAGGATTTCGGGCGCAAGACGGAAGGCCCCGCCCAGGAGGCCACCGAGCAGGGTTTCGATCATTGCGAGCCTCCCATCAGCTTGAGCTTGATGATTGCGCCCGCGACCAGCGCCAGCAGGAAGCCAGTGGTGACCACCTTGACCACCGTCTGCCACGCGGTGTGCTTGGCCGTGTTGAAGGCCTCCAGCAGACCCCGCAGCTCACGGATGTCACTGGCCGCGTCCTCGCCATCGAGGCCCACGTCAGCCAACGCGTGGCGAGCACCCCGTTCAGCTACGCGCTCCAGCAGTTCTTCGAATTCGTCCTTGGGCATGGTCACCATGCCCTCTGTCACATTCGGTGCGTTCATTTGCGTACTCCAGAAATGCGAAACCCGCCTCGTGGGCGGGTTCGCGGGGGTTAGTGAAACGGTGTCAGATGGCGATGCCGGCGCTCCAGCCGGTCGTCTTGTAGACCGTGAGCACGGCCTCGTCCTCAACGAAGCAGAGCCACCCGACCTTGGGGGTGTAATACTCCCAGGTGCTCGCCACGCGGGCGGCGATCTGATTGGTCTTGCCGGCCCAAACGCCAGTAGCAGCGGTAGGAATGATGTAGCGGTCGCCGTCGACCGGACTGGTCGGCGGTGTGGTTAGATCCCGATCCTTGACCGAAAGCCCGACCACCGCGCCGAGCCGCTTCAGGTTCGCGTCCATGCTGGTATTCCAGCCCGACTCGCCGAGCGTCCAGCCGTAGGTGAGCCCGAGATTCGGATCAGTGCTTGCCATCAGATGCCTCCGTAGTATTTGCCATAGTTCAGCCCGTAGCCCGCGCGGTCGACGCTGCGGGTCTGCTTCTGCCAGCTGGTGTAGCCGGCACGGACGGATTCGATCTCGACCTTGAACTTGCCGTTGATGCGTCCCAGTCCACTGTCGGTCGCCTCGTCAGCTGTGAGATAAGTCCAGGCGGTCGTGGTGAGTCCGGTCAGGGTTTTCTGGAGGGCGTTGTTCTCGTTGTAGAAGCGCACCGTGTAGGTCACGCCGGCTTCCGGACCGATGTTGCCCTCGGACTGCGTCACCAGATACACGCTCTGCTGCATCCGGTCGCGATGAGCCCAAGTGAGCGCCATCTGGCCGAGAATCGCCATCGGCCACATGACGTTGTTCACCCGAACATTCCCCGGCGGATAGGGCCGGATCATCCGGCCCGCAAAGGTATAGCTGTCGGCGGTTGCGGCCGATTCGGCCAGTCGTCCGAGGCCGGTCGCCGGCAGCATCTTGACCTGCAACGACTCGCCGGAGAGGTATTGCTCCGTGATCAGAGCCTCCAGGGCATCGGCGAACCAGATGCGCGCCGAGGCCAGGTGAGGTGCCGGCACCGTGTCGAGCACGCCGCGCTCCACCGTAACCGTGCCGGCGACCAGATTGATTGTTTTGACCGCCACGATCTCGTTGTCGAGGTAGGCGTAGGTATCGAGTTTCACGACGTCCAGATCCTGGCCATTGCCGATGGCGAGCACGGTCGTCTGCTCGTCGATGGCATTGGTCACCGTCGCATTCGGGGTGAAGCCCATCGTGTCTACTTCGGCAAACGCAGCGCTGCCCTGGCGCGTCATCAGCTTGACGTTGAGCGAATCGCCGGAGGGACGACTCGCACAGGCCACGAGCAGCCCGCCTTGGGGATCGAGCTCGTTTTGTGCGGTCGCCGATTCGCCGACCACCCGCTTCACAACCGTCCACCACGGCGCCTCGCCCAGCCGGCGATACGGCACCTGAGCCGGCGAAGTCAGCGGCGATACCCAGGAGGTCGGCGTCGGGGACACGTAGGAGGCAGACGGCAGGCCGAAGATGTCTTCGACACATTCGATCCGCACCCGGCCGTCGGTCAGCGTGCCATACGACACGCGCACGACACGCATCACCAGCTGGGCAACGCCCAGTTCCGGCCAGGTGAACTTGAACACGTCGCCGATGTTGAGGTTCGACGCCTGCCGATTGGCGATCAGCGTCACCTTGGCCAGCGGCACCGAGAGTTGCTTGAGGTCGCCCAGCGCCACCCGGGAGGCCAGACTGCCATTGCTGATGCCGGGATAGTCGACCGTGGCCGAGGACACCACACCGCCCGCCAGTTCCAGCGCAGCCAGGTCGTGTACCGTGATCGCGGCATCCTTGTCGGTGGAACGATCACGGTAACGAACGGTGATCTGATTGACGAGTTCCGATTCCGAGGGCCGCGAGAAGCTTTCCAGTTCCAGAATGTTCGAGGCATCGAGCGCCAGGAGGCTGGCGACGTTGTAGTCGGCCCGAGCCAGTTTAAAGACGAATTTCCCGGTGCGCGGATGGACATAGAGCGTGCCATCGATGTGACGAAGTATCTCGGCGATGAATTCCTCCAGCGGCTGCTCGCGTTCCCAGAGCAGGGACAGTCCGTACTGCTCCGAGGCCAGCGTATTCGCGGCGGTCTGGAAACTGCTCGCATCGATCTCGCTTGCCGCGTAGCCCAAGCCCCACGTGGCATTGTTCAGGCACTCGTAGATGATGTGCGCTGGATTGGCGTCGCCGTTGATGTAACCGCTTCCCAGTGCCGCCGGTGCCGGAATACGTCGCGCCTCGATGCTCCAGGGCTTGATATAGGGATTCATCGCCGACAGCAGACACTGCTGGGCGATGATCGACACCACCCCTCGAAAAGCTGGAATGACGCTACCCAGCTTCTGCTGCAGGTAGCCCGATACCGTTTCCGCCGCGCCACCCATCTTGATTTCGACGTAGCCCTGAACGCCGCCTTCGCGCGAATCCCCGCCGAACAGTTCCGGGGCATTGACGTAGAGGGTCTGCGAGGACGTGACGCTGCCGCTCCAGGCCGTGCGTTCGCCGACGATGATGCGCGTCACCGCGTCCACCGGCCCGTGGCAGATCGCCAGATGCAGGCCGGCGTAATAGCGGTGGCCAACGACGTAGGTTGACGAGCCGCCTCCTTTTCCGCCGCCGCCCATTTACGCGCTCTCCTGCGATTGCCGCTGCTGTTCGCGCATCTGTTCAACCTCATCGGCCAGCCGAGCCGCCATCGCATCGCCCGTCGCGCGCAGCCACTCGGCCGTGACGCCGTGCTGCCGGAAGTCGTCGAAGGTCACGCCATCACGCGGGAACCACTTGCGCAGGCCGGCATTGCAGTAGCCGAATGCCTTGGCGTCGTCGTGCGTCACAATCATTTCTTGCCTCCACTACCGGACGACTGGCGAATCTCGGTGGTCTTGACGTCGCCGTACCAGACCACGTTGGCCTGGCGGATGACCCGGGTGCCGAACAGCACCGGAATGGGTTTGCCGGATTCCGCCACCGGCACATCGAGATTCCCCGGCGTGGGGGCTGCCGGTTTTGGCGGCTTCGGCGCAAGCAGCATGCCGATGACCGTGGTGATGACCCAGATCGCGATCTGTACCCACATGGTGTGCCCTCAGACGATGGAATCCCCGGCGAAGGGGTTCTTGGCGGGAATCCAGGGGAAACCGCCGAAATTGAGACTGTTGCCAAACTTGGACTGGCAGGTGGCGAACGTACGGTCGCAGCCGGCGAAGGCCTCGAACGCCACGCCCACAGCCAGCCCCGGCAGCACGGCCGAGAGCGTGATGGTGTCGCCCGAATGGTTGGTGATCATGCGCGGCACCCCGGCTACACGCAGGTAGCCCCCGGTCAGCCAGCCCGATGCCTGCGCGAGGAAGGTGCTCGAGGTCACATTCAGCCCGGAGAAGGACGCCACCGTGCCGGCGAGCTTGTACGCCTGGTTGTTCACCCCACAGCCCGGATCGAACAGCGCGTGGCGGCAGCCGGTCTGGTAGTGGGCGCGGAGCCCCGGCCGTTTCAATGCTGTGAAGATCGATTCGCAGCGAATCTTGGCGGTGCTGCCGGCAAACACGACGGAGGCGACGCGCCCCTTCCACCAGGTGATGTACTCCGAGTCACCGAGGTGGTTGCGAAACACCGTCAGCGACACCACGCCGTTGGGACGCGCCGCCGCGAAGAGTTGCGCGACGGCAAAGTCCCGCGCGCACTCGAGGTCGATTCCATTGCGGGCGAATTCCGGCGACTGCTCGACGGCCGAGCGGCGGATCACCGCCGGCTGGTAGCTCTCGACCTGATAGGCGATCGCCTCGCGGCCGCTCGTCACCGTCCACACCTGCTGGCCGAGGACGAAGCGATAGAGTTCCACCGGCTGGCCGGCGGCCGCCGATGTTTCCTGCGTGTTGTAAGCCATGAGGGTGTCCGGTCAGGCTTTCACGGAGAGCATCGGCACCGAGGCCTCCACGACACTGTCGGTCTGCCAGTTGAGTTCGATCTGATCGGCATCGAGCCGGGTCTTTTCCAGGAAGTAGATGGCGATCCAATCCTCGGGATTGGCATCGAAGCCGAAGGACTGATTGATCGTCATCACCTCCTCGTCGCCGGTGGTGCCCGCGCCGAACCCCTGGATGGTGCGGAAATACCAGGTGCCGTTCTTGTGCAGGAAGGCCGCCTCGGTGCGTCCCGGCATCGGGTTGAAGTACAGGGCGTAGCCACGCGAGGCCACGGTCATCACCGTCTGGTTGGACAGGATTTTCTTGGTCGGAACGAT